AAATGGTTTACTCATCTTTATATTTTTTTCTTACGTGTGTTCTAAATTTATTAAACACTTCTTTTAATTCTTCTGATATATTAAATAGCACTATATCGTTTGGATTATCTTCAGATAGTTTTTTCATATCAATTGCTTCTGCTTCTAAATCCGCTACCATTCTTTCAAAAGAACGTTTATATACTACTTTTGACTTTACAGCACCAGTTTCTGGATCAGCTGGTTCGTCAACTAAATAAAAGTCCTTTTCAGAACTTTTACCTTTATTACCTCTAGAAGGATCTCTTTCCTTTTTTAATTCACTAAAGGTAGATTCTTTTACATTATATATGTCAACAAGACTAACCATGAATTGTTTTTAACTCGTTTACTAGTTCATAATAGTTAAGTAAGTTAATAACATTATCATCATTAACAAATGATTTTTTACATAATGGTTTAATCATGTTTTTGGTTTCAGTTAGCTTTACAGCTACTGCTTTATCTTCTACTTTTTTAGAATATTTAATAAGTGTATCCTTAACTTCTTTAATTTCTTGGTTGATAAAAGTTTTAAGAGCAGGACTATTAGTAACGCTGTTAACATATTCTTTTAGTAGTATTTTTTGATTATCTTGTAAACCACTATATTTGTCATTAAACTTTTCAAGTAAAACTTTGTAAGTAAGTAATCTAGTGTCTTTATCTTGTTTACTAAAATTTTCTAAAACAGTATCTTTTTTGATTGTTTTAGGTTTTATAGTAATGTGTTCTAAAAGAGTTGATTTTGAATCAACAATAGATGTAGGTGTAGCATTTTTATTTTCAAGTAAATTAAAAATAGATGCCATTACTTTGTAATTGTCTATTTTAGCTTTAAAGAAATTATTTATATCGTATGTTTCTTTAATTTCTTTGATTAAGTTGTACTTTTCTCTTCTTAACTGACTTTTATTTAATTTTCCATGTGCTTCAATTAATGTATCAATTAACATTGTAGCTTTACTATCTTCTTTATATTTTTGTGATGTAAATGTATGATATATTTTATACTCTTTTAATAGAGCTGAATCACCACTAAAATATTTTTTGATAATAGATAAGGCCCTTGGATTATCGCCAGCTATAGTATCAGCTGTCAACTGCCTTGTAAGGAGTTCAAATAAAATTCCAGTATTCTTGTACTTAGAATGTTTTACTTTCATTGTTTGTGTATAAATTGCAATTTATCTATATATAAATATAGACTCTTTCCTAAGACTTAATATTTTTCTCAGATAAAAGTCCATCTTCGTCTATCTCATTCAACATTTTTTTCTGGTTGCGAATTTTTTGAAGAGATTTTTTTAAGTTTTGTGCTTCAAATGTAGAAACTTTGTTACCATCTGATGGTCTTTCAGGTTTAGCAGCAGATAATCCTTTTTTACCTAACGGATCTCTACTAAAGTTTCCTTTATCTGAACCATAGTTTTGAGGTTTTTCTACTGGACGACCTGGTTCTTTTTCATCATATCCTGATGGTACTTGAGCTGGGCCTACTGCTTTGTCTCTTTTGTTACCATATAACGAAGCTAAATCATGAGGTGTACCATATGACATACCTGATTCTGTTGGGTCGTTTCCTTCATTTTCGATTTGTGAAATTCTAAATTTATGGAATGAATCTTCAATTTGTTGGTCTTTTTCATCTCCATATTCATCTGGTGATAAACCAAATACGTTTTCATAGACCCAATCTTTTGAAAATAAACCTTTATCGATCATATCACCCGCAACTGATGTTTTTGCTGTGAATAATTCTACTTTTTCTTGTTCGTAAATTATTGATGGTGTAGTTAGTTCTAAAGAAAAATCTACTAGCTGTTCATCATCAAAACCTTGCGAATATAAATGTACTAATGCTATTTTTGTTAGTTCTGATTCTACAATTCTTTGAACACGTTCTACTGTTCTTGCAAATCTAACATCCATAGAGGCTAATGTTGATTTTCCTTCTACTCCTTCTTCATAACCTAAATAGGGTTTAGGAATTTTAAGAGCAGCCATCATTTTATTTTTTAAATACTCAATATCACCAGTTCCATCATAATCTAAACCTTTAGTGGTTTCAATTCGTGTTGCACTATCATTACCTCTAACTGGTATATAGAAGTCTTCAGTAATGTTTTGCATATTGTATTTTAAGTTGTAGTCACCTGTTTGTTGATCTATGTAAGGTGTTTTTTTCATTTTATTGACCGTTTCACCCATAAACTGTTCAACTTGGTCTGGTGGGATAGCTCCTACATTGATATAGAAGGTTCTTTTTTCAGGTGCTCTCATTATACGGTGAATTAACATTGCATCTTCCATCAACATTAATTGTTTAAATACTTTACGAGATGGTTCTAAATAAGATCTACCGTAAGGAAGATAATTAGAATCTGTAAGTAGTCTAAAGTGAGCGACTTCATAATTTTCTAGTGTGTATTGATCTCTTCTAATTGTGTTAGTTGCACCTGAAGCTAATCCATTAGGATCGAGTGTAAATCTAGTGTAAGATGGGTTTTCAGGATCAGTTCCTTCTTCTCTTACTACTTCATATACAGACATTGGTATAACATTATATACCCCAAATTTTTCAGATACTTCTAGTTTAAGATAAAAATCACCATATTTACACATATTTCTTATCCATGTAGATAAATTAAATTCTACATTTAAAACATCATAAAATAAATTGTGTAATACTTTTCTAATATTCTCGTTTGAAGAATTAATATTTAATACTTGTCCATACTCATTTCTTGAAGTAGTTTCATCAGACATAATATCAAGTGCAGCTGCAATAATTGGATCATGATCCATAGCTTCATAATCACTATAAAGCTGTAGTCGCATTGACTGATAGTTAAGTGTTGGGTTATATTGTAATGATGATCCTACAGGTTTATGTAAACGTGTAAATCTATCATATAGTGAATTGGTTGCTAGGTTTCCATATTTTTGAATCCTAGATGTATCCATCACTTTTAATCTTTTTCCTCCTACGTTTCGGATGATTACATCACTTGAAAATAAACGTTGTAATCTTGAAAATAAACTAGTATCTGCCATTCTTTTTTGTTTGTTATAAATATATTAGAGAAGCCAAGTCAAATCTTGCTGTCCAAAATCACCCATATCTTGAGACCAACCAGCATCTTTTTTATTTACTCCTCCTGTATAAATACCAGGAGCGCTTTTTTGCCAGTTTCTTAATGTAGCGTTTGTTAAATCTATTCCTTGTTGAGCGAATTTAAGTGCTGTGTCTCTTACATAACACCCTGTTGCTAAGGACATAACTAAATCATCGTTGTATCCTGTTTGGGCTTCTGCTCTTCCATTTTTCCAAATAAAAGTACGAAGTTCTTCCATCGTTCTTTGTCCTTGGATTATTACTGATTTTTCTCTCATATAAGCATCTAACTTACCTATAGTTAAAGGTCTTGTTTTCATACTCATTGTAAAACCAGGAACCATTTTTGATGTATCAGTTACATCATACCCTTTAGATAAAAATGCTTCTGCACTTGTAGCTGCATCTCCTTTAGGTGAATAATATAAATTATTATATCCTTTATCAATTACAATTTGAATTGTATTCCATCCTATGTTAGCATTTTCTATAACTAGTAATGCATTATTGTATTCGGTAGCTATTGCTACTAACATATGACCATATTCTTTTGTACCAATTTGACCCTTAAATTCACCAATTTGTTTGGCTTCTTCAATATCAATAATATGAAAAGCAGAATAATCTTTACTATCACCCCTAGCTACATCGGCTACAATTAAATATTTTCTTGTATAATCTGGATATTCCCAAATATGTAAACTACCATCTATACCTCTTTTTTCTACAGGTTCACATATGAATGTTTTTTCATAGTAAGATAAAAGATCAACATCAAATACTGTATTACCAGAAGTAGAAAAATCACAGTCACACTCTTGTGCTGCCATTCTAGGTCCTAATTCATCATCTTGTTTGTCTCTCCATTCTTGATTTCTTTCTGGGTGTACTGTCCAAGGTAATTTTATAGGTGTAAAACCATTTCTTCCTTCTTGAGCTTTAACCCACATTCTATGAAAA